TGCAGATACTGCAACCAATTCAATTCAGTTGAACAGTCAAGCTGCATCACATTACTTAGATTATAATAATTTTACCAATACACCTACAATACCAACCAACAATAATGAACTAACAAATGGTGCTGGTTTCATTACAACATCTTTCACTAATACTAATCAATTAGTAAATGGTGCTGGTTTCATTACAGATGTAGTAACTGGAGTTCTTACTGCAACATCATTCAGTGGTGATGGTTCTAATCTTACAGGTATTGCAAATACTCATAATGTATCTACCAATACTCTGAATGTTATTGGAGTATCTACTTTTATAGGACAACTGAACGGTGGTAATGCAACCTTTTCTGGAAATGTAACTATCGGTGGAACCGTAACTTATGAAGATGTAACTAATATTGATTCGGTTGGTATAATAACGGCTCGTAAGGGAATTGTTTCTCTCGGAATTGTTACTTCTTTAGGTTTTGATGGAAACGTAACTGCCGGTGTTGTCACAGCCACCACATTATTAGGTGATGGTAGTGGGATGACAGGTATTGTCACAAACATCATAGCCGGTTCTAATATCTCAGTCAATTCAGGTCAAGGTCAAGTTACTATTACCGGTCTTGCTAACACCTCAAATGTATCTACCAATACCTTAGTCGTATCAGGTATTTCTACACTCGGTATTGTAACTGGTGCCACATCAGTACAAGCAACAAAATTTTATGGTGATGGTTCATCCCTAACAGGTATCAATGCTGGTGCTGGTGGTACTGAAAATGTAAGTTCAAGTACCATCACGGCTGGTATCATTACAGCCACGTCAGAGTTCTATCCACCTACACTGACAACTGCACAAAGAGATACCATATCATTCACTAATGGTGCAATGATATTCAACACATCAGATCAGAAAGTCCAGCTCTACCTAGGTGGTGGTTGGAAGACACTCGCCTTTGAACTCGATACTTACAGTGTTGTAGGATTATAATATAAATAAGTAAAAGAACTCTTTATATCCATGCAAGGGAATAACTTTAGTGCAGCTCAAATAAAGGCAATCACTGCTGCTGGATTGGATGTAAAAATACTTTCTGAGAAGAAGGTTAAGTGTGAATCTGCGGTTCCTGGCAAACCAGCAGAGAGACTTGGTGCTGTAACAGCTATCCCAACGAAGGAGCAGGATGCTGCTAGAAAAAGATTGCTTGATAAGCAAAGTGAATTGAAAAAAGAGGAAACAATCTTTGAAAGAGAAAGAGTTCTGGCCGAACTCCACAAAGGTCGTCATGGTCAGTCTGAGAAAGATTATCAAGCCGGTCGTTCTGATGCTGGTAAGCGTATCTCTGGTGATGAGAAGCATGGTCCTGCATCATATACAAGACGTGGGGTAGTGGGTCAGGAACCCACCAAACCAGGTGAAAAACCAGAGCATACTCCTAAACTGGGTAGTGCTGAGAAGAATGAACTTGCTTATCGTAAGAGTCGTTTGAAGAAGGAAGATGTTGAATATGTAGAAGAAGAGAGAGCAAGAGTAACCCAGAACGGTAATATCTACATCGTTGGATTTGTATGGCTTGGTAAGTATATGATCATCAAACTATTCTTCCCTGAGGTCAAGAGACCATCTAGAAAGGAAGCACAATTTGCTCTTGATAAGATCTATCCTGGTGCTAAGATCCAAAGATTCGATCAAGCTCCTTATAATCCAAGTGAGCCTATGTTGTATATGGGTGTTCAGGAGGGGACTGAAATTCAAGAGAATGGGGAAGTGTTAAGCCCAGATAAATAATAAAAAACCTGATTATAATGTCGGAAGAACTTCCCTCTATAAATGATTTTATTGAAGATAAGTCTAATTTACCCTCTGTAGAAATTTTTACTGAGGGTGCTTTACCTGTCCAAGAATCTATTGTAGAGAAAAAAGAAGATAATATTGCTGAAGAAAGTATTACTCAGGTTATAAGAGAGCAACCTGATAACACAACCCTTATTGTAAGTTTGATTGAGAGTGTAAGAAATAGTATCCCTGAGGTAAAGTCATACGATCAAGAGTTATATGACATCGTTAAACTGATTGAACAACTTAAGAATGATGTAGAAGAATCCAAGACTGAGAAGACTGTTCTCATGGAGTCTAATGGATACGATAAGGATGTATTAAGAGAAGAACTGAATAATATCCGTAACAGTATCCCTTCTGTTCCAGAAGTAAAATATTATGATGAGGAAATCAGAGAGTTACAAGAAGCGGCAAAGAGAGAATTTGACTATGGTGAGCAATATAAGGAGCTGACTGAGACAGTCCTTGATGTAAGAGATAGAGCCAATGTAGATCATAGTTGGATTAGATCTACCTTTAGTAATATTGATGATAACTTTGACAGTGTTACCTCTAGTCTTGCTACCGTTAAAGGTAAGTTGGAGATGGAAGTCTCTGACATTGTTGAGTCCATGGAGACTGTTACATTTGAAGATAAGGTTGATAAGGTCAATTTAAATAAAAAGATTGACGAGACTCAGAAAGAACTTACCGAAGCTAAAGAGGAAATCACCTCTAATGTTGTTGAGTTCAAAGATAAGATTTACAAAGAACTCAAGGAAGCTTCTCTTAGAATCTGGAACATTAACACGGCATACCAGAAAGATGACGTAGAACTTCAAAAACAGCTCGATAAACAATACTCACAACTGAAGGAGTCTATCACTGATACGATTAAGAGTGGAGATAAGAAATACGATCAGCTGAATAAGTTCTACGATATTCTCAAAGAGCAGATCATTGCTCTTCCGGAGATAAAGGATTATGATGCGGATATCAAGAGAGTAGATCACTCTGTCTATACCATCAAGAACCTGGTAACAGAGATTGATAGACGACTGACCTCTAAGGTCAATAAGATCAAGTTGGATATGAAGGAGGATCAGTACACAATTCAAGAGGGTGAAGATGACCTCTTCCTAATAAATATGAGAAGCGGTAAGAAGTATAAGTTCAACCTTACGGAGGTTCATGATAACTTCTTCAGTGGCGGAGATGTTGGTATCGCCTCAACTTCTAATTAATTTAATTTATGAGTAATGATGTTTATTTGGGTAACCCGCTTCTAAAACGGGCAAATACTCCAATCCAGTTCACTAAGGAACAGATTGAGGAATATATTAAGTGTAAGGAAGATCCGATATATTTTGCACGTAACTATGTTCAGATTGTGACTCTGGATCATGGTCTACAACCTTTCAAGACATATGATTTTCAAGAGAAGCTTATTGAAAGGTTCCATAAAAACAGATTCAATATCTGTAAGATGCCTAGACAAACTGGTAAATCTACCACATGTGTATCGTATCTCTTACATTATGCAATCTTTAATGATAGTGTAAATATTGGTATTCTGGCTAACAAGGCTACAACGGCTAGAGAACTTCTTGCAAGACTTGCAACAGCATACGAGAACTTGCCCAAGTGGATGCAACAGGGTGTTTTAGTATGGAATAAAGGTAATATCGAATTAGAAAATGGATCAAAGATTCTGGCTGCTTCTACATCTGCAAGTGCTGTCCGAGGTATGTCCTTCAATATCCTCTTCCTCGATGAATTCGCCTTCGTCCCTAATCACATCGCTGATGCCTTCTTTGCATCTGTTTATCCTACTATTACATCTGGCCAATCGACGAAAGTAATTATCGTCTCCACGCCACACGGTATGAACCACTTCTACCGTATGTGGCATGATGCTGAAAGAAATAAAAACGAATATATTCCTACAGAGGTTCATTGGTCTGAGGTACCTGGTAGGGATGATGTATGGAAAGAGCAGACAATTGCAAACACGTCTGACCAACAGTTCAAAATTGAGTTTGAGTGTGAGTTCTTAGGGTCCGTTGATACATTGATTGCACCTAGTAAGTTAAAGTCTATGGTGTATGACAACCCATTTAAACGTAATGCAGGATTAGATGTATATGTCCCACCAGAGAAAGAACACGACTATGTTTGTACGGTTGACGTTGCACGTGGTGTAGGTAATGACTACTCGGCGTTTATCGTTGCAGATATTACAACATTCCCACATAAGATTGTAGCCAAGTATAGGAATAATGAAATTAAACCGATGCTGTTCCCCAATGTCATCTGGGAGGTTGTCAAACAATACAACAACGCCTTTGTCTTATGTGAGGTCAATGATGTTGGTGATCAGGTTGCATCTATCCTACAATATGACCTAGAGTATCAAAACCTATTGATGTGTGCTATGAGAGGTAGAGCAGGTCAGGTGGTTGGACAAGGGTTCTCTGGAACAAAGACACAATTAGGTGTCAAGATGTCAAAGACTGTTAAGAAGGTAGGGTCACTTAATCTTAAGTCAATGATTGAGGGTGATAAAGTTACGTTCAATGATTATGAAATCATATCTGAACTGACTACCTTTATCCAGAAGAATAATTCCTTTGAAGCAGAAGAGGGTTGTAATGATGACTTGGCCATGTGTCTGGTTATCTACGCTTGGTTGGTTGCACAGGACTACTTCAAAGAACTGACTGATCAGGATGTTCGTAAAAGATTGTATGAGGATCAGAAGAACCAGATTGAACAAGACATGGCACCTTTTGGTTTTGTCGTGAATGGTGTAGATGATGATGTAATTGTAGATACTGAAGGAGAGGTTTGGAGTAAAGCAAATCCTTACGATGAGTATGGTGCTAATGCTGGTGGTTGGACTCTCTGGAACTATTGATGGATTTTGATGAACAGATTGAACTAAATCATCTTCTTCTTACTGATAGGAAATGTAAGAGTTGTGGTGATATCAAGAACCTTGTCGATGAATTTTACAGAACAAGAAAGGATAGGGGTCCAGTTCCATCATCATATTCTTATGTCTGTAAAGAATGTTTTATAGTATATGTTAGGGAAAAGAGAAAAGATAAGTCTCCAAAGTCTCGATGGGAGTATCCAGACTGGTAGTTTCGTCATGTTTACCCCCTTAAAACAGTCAGATTTCTAAATAATACTAGTTAAATTGAGACCATAGGAGAGAGAAAACATGGCTACTCCTCAATTATCTCCAGGAGTATTAGTCAGGGAAGTTGACTTAACTGTTGGAAGAGCTGAGAACGTGCTTGACAACATTGGTGCAATTGCAGGACCATTTCCACTTGGACCCGTAAATGAATCAATTACGATTGAGACCCAACAACAATTCCTGGATACTTTTGGTCAGCCAATCGGAACTGACAGACAGTATGAATACTGGATGACTGCGAATTCCTTCCTCTCATACGGTGGTATTCTTAAAGTCGTTAGAATCTCAGGTAATAACCTGAATAATTCTAATGCTGCAGTAGGTGGTGCATCTACAACTGTAGCAATCGAGAACGTAGATGACTACGAACTCAATCACGGTACTGACACCTCTTACTACTGGGCTGGAAGAAACCCTGGTCAGTGGGCTAATAATCTTAAAGTATGTACTATTGACAACATTGCAGACCAAATAGTTTCTGTTGCCACGACTAATCCTGGTGCTGAAAACCTTGCGGTTGGATATGGTGTTTCAGTAGAAAGATCTGCTACTCAAATCCCTGGTGCTGGTGCTGTTAACAGCTTTAGTGGACAATTGAATGCCATCATCACTGGTGTAACCACTGATGCTATAAACGGCAATAGTTCGATTGACATCAGAATTTTGAGCAGACAAGTTCCTGCTACTAACGACTACTCGACAATTGGTCTTACCACGACATCTGCAACTGTTGCAGCTGGTGGAACTTCCGTGTTCGTTAACAGTACTTCAGGTATTACAACTGGCAATTATGCTATCGTTCAGGGTAGTGGTACTATTGAGATTGTTGGTTTTGGAACCACTTCAATTACATTAGCAGCAGGTGTCGCATCCTCGATAACTACAGTAGGTACTGCTGTTACTTATCAGAGCATGGTGGCTACCGCTGGTACTGAGACGAGTATCAACTATCAACAGTACAATGAGGCTAACTCGTTTCTTGCCAATGATACGATGATAATAACTCCTGCTTCAGGAGTTCCTTTTAGTGGCGATGTAAACTCAGATTCTGTAGTAGATTGGTATGATGAACAGACATTGAACCTAGATTCAGCTGCTGTATATTGGAAGAACATTGCTCCTAAGCCTATTGATAATCAATACGTAACCGCCAGAGATGGTAGTAACGATGCTATGCATGTTGTGGTTGTTGATGATTCTGGTTCTGTTACAGGTGTTCAAGGAAATGTCCTTGAAACTTTCCTCTCGTTGTCTAAGGCTTCCGATTGTGAAGCAGACGGTGACAATCCAACCAAGACATTCTACAAGGACTTCATTGCACTGAACTCCAATATGACCTTTGCGGGTTATAACCCTTCACAGAAAGAAGACGTTTATCAAGGAACTATTCCTATTGCATCTGGATTCTCTTCTGGCTCTACACCTTACACTGTAGCCGAAGGTCTTTGGGATCAACCAGCACTTAACAATCACTTCTCTTCCCTTGGCAATAAAACATACACACTATTAGGTGGTGCGGATTATCAAACCAACGGTGGTATGTCTGCTGACCTTTCGAGTTTGGTAAATGGATATTCTCTCTTTGAAAACAAAGATGAGATTTCAGTTGACTACTTGATTATGGGCCCTGGTCTAGAAGTAGAAAATCAATCACAAGCTAAGGCTAATTATCTTATCTCGCTCGCTCAAAAGAGAAAGGATTGTATCGCTACAATCTCCCCTCATAGAGCATCAGTTGTTAATGTAACAAGCTCTGCGACACAGACACAGAACGTACTTCAGTTCTATGCACCTGTATCGTCTTCGTCTTATGCTATCTTTGATACGGGTTACAAGTACACCTTCGATAGATTCAACAACACGTTTAGATACATTCCTACCAACGGAGACGTTGCTGGTCTTTGTGTCAGAACTTCTATTGAAGCTTATCCATGGTTCTCTCCCGCAGGTACACAAAGAGGTATTCTGAACAACGCTGTTAAGATGGCATACAACCCATCTAAGGGACAGAGAGACGTTCTTTACGGTGGAAGAATTAACTCCATCATCACCCAAAAGGGTACTGGTATTGTTCTCTTTGGTGATAAGACAGGTCTGGAATATGCATCTGCGTTTGACAGAATCAATGTTAGAAGATTGTTCCTGACAGTGGAACAAGCACTTGAGGGTGCTGCTAACTCACAACTCTTTGAGCTCAACGACGCAAATACGAGAGCCAACTTTGTTAACATTGTTGAGCCTTACCTCCGCGATGTTCAAGCTAAGAGAGGATTGTTTGATTTCCTCGTAGTCTGCGACGAGACAAACAACACACCTGATATCATTGACAACAATGAGTTCAGAGCTGACATCTTCCTTAAGCCAACCAAATCTATCAACTTCATTACCCTGACATTTGTCGCCACCCGAACAGGTGTTGACTTCCAGGAAGTTGTTGGAACTGTTTGATTTTATTAAATATTACTAGGAGGATTAACCAATGGCAGTAACAAAAACCCTATCGGAATTTAAGTCAAGACTGGCGGGCGGAGGGGCCCGTCCCAATCTATTTGAAGTCTCAATTCCGGCTTTCCCAGCTTCAATCACTGAAGCATGGGGAAGTGGCGATCAGTCTCAAAACGGAACTTTCAAGTTCATGTGTAAGGCTTCACAACTACCCGGATCTACAATTGCAGCTGTTCCTGTTCCTTTCAGAGGTAGAAGTCTGAAAGTTGCTGGAGACAGAACATTTGAACCATGGACAGTTTCTATCATCAACGATGAAGACTTTTCTATGAGAACCGCATTCGAGCGGTGGATGAACATCATCAGCAAACTTGATGATGCTACTGGAGTAACTAACCCCACATCTTATATGTGTGATGGTTATGTTCAACAACTCGGTAGAGGAGCTGAGGCCGAGTCCAAGACTAATGAGGGTGGTCGGTCGGCTGTACTTAGAACTTATAAGTTCTATGATCTGGTTCCGACAGCTATTACGGCAATTGAGTTGAGCTATGAAAACACAGATCAACTTGAACAGTTTGATGTAACCTTTGATTATCAGTACTATACTATCGGTAACTCACTGGAGTCTACCGGCGGTAACGCTGATCAGGTTCTCATCGAATGATAAATAACTAGACAGGAAGTCTAGTATTAATCATAATGGCCAGATTATTTGGTTTTTCAATTGAAGATAACGAAAAGAATCCACCTGGAGTAGTCTCTCCGATCCCACCCACTAACAATGATGGATCGGAAGCCTTCGCCAGTAGTGGATTTTTTGGTAGTTATAATTTAGACATTGAGGGTCTGTATAAAAATGAAACAGATCTGATCAGAAGATATAGAATAATGGCACTCTATCCTGAGTGTGATAGCGCTATCGAAGATATTGTCAATGAGGCAATTGTAGCTGATACAAATGATTCGCCTGTTGCAATTGAGTTGTCCAATCTCAATGCAAGTGACAATATTAAAAAAATTGTAAGAGAAGAGTTCAAATATATTTTAGAACTTTTAGATTTTGATAAGAAGGCCCACGAGATTTTCCGTAACTGGTATATTGATGGGAGACTATATTACAACAAAGTTATTGATCAGAAAAATCCTCATGAGGGTATTCAAGAACTGAGATATATTGATGCATCCAAGTGTAGATATGTTCGTAAGTTAAAGAAAGAAGGTAAGGATAATATCCAATCTGTTAGAGATGACTTTGGTGCGTCTAATCATGCATACAACTTCCCTGAAGTAGAAGAGTTCTTCATGTACACTCCTGACATGGGAACATCTCGCGGTGGTTATGGTGGCAATCCACAGAAAGCTATCAAATTGACTAGGGATTCTGTCACCTATTGCACTTCTGGTCTGGTAGATAGAAATAAAGGACTTACATTGTCCTGGATGCACAAAGCAATCAAACCTATCAATCAGTTGATGATGATTGAGGACTCATTGGTCATCTACAGATTGTCAAGAGCACCAGAAAGAAGAATCTTCTACATCGATGTTGGTAATCTTCCTAAGGTAAAGGCAGAACAATATCTGCGTGATGTCATGATGCGTTATAGAAACAAGATGGTCTATGACGCAAACACTGGTGAGATGAGAGATGACAAGAAGTTTATGTCTATGATGGAGGACTTTTGGCTTCCTCGTCGTGAAGGTGGTCGTGGTACTGAGATTACTACACTACCTGGTGGTCAGAACCTTGGTGAAATCACCGATATTAATTACTTCCAACAGAAACTCTATAGAGCACTGAATGTTCCTGAGACTAGAATTCAAGGAGATACTGGTTTCTCGATGGGTCGTTCTTCTGAAATCTTGAGAGACGAGATTAAGTTCTCCAAGTTTGTTGGAAGAATGAGAAAAAGGTTCTCAGCAATGTTTAACGACATGTTGAAGACACAATTACTTCTTAAGAATGTCATCACTCCTGAAGACTGGGAGTATATGGCTGATCATATTCAGTATGACTTCCTATATGACAATCATTTTGCAGAACTTAAGGATGCAGAACTCACAACTGAGAGACTGAACCTTGCACAACTTGCAGATCCTTATGTTGGTAAGTATTACTCTGCTGACTATGTAAGGAGACAAATCCTCCGTCAGACTGATGAGGAGATTATTGATCAGGATAAATTGATCGAGAAAGAGATTGAGAATGGTGTAATTCCTGATCCTAATGCAATAGTAGATCCTATGACCGGAATGCCATTGCCAGATGCAGGAATGCCATTGCCAGATGATGGAGCCTCTTTACCACCAGGCCAAACATCTGATCCTATGCAGGCTCCTTCATCACCCAAAGATCCAGAAGCTCCTGGAGTTAGTGGTAAGAAATCAAAACCCCCCGGTGGTGAAATCTAAATAAATTTGTAGAATAACTATTTTTATGGAAGAACTTATGGATTTGCTCGTCAAGGACGACGCAAATGCTTCACAAATCAGTGATAAAATTAAGGACATGATGTTTGCAAAGAGTGCTCAAAGCATCGAAGCAATCAGACCCAATGTAGCGGCATCAGTTTTCGATGGGACCACTGCTGAGGTTGAAACTGAAGTAGAGGATGAGGTTGGGGAAGAAGAATAATAAATAAGTATTATAGAACTATTGAAAATAATGAGCGCTACCAGACCCGTTGGAATTAATAGCACTGTAAGCACTTCTACATCCTCGGTACAGACCTCTGCGATTCAGCAGCAATCTGATACATTGAGAGTTGTTGCTGAATCTGCTGGTGTATATGTGACTTACGGAGCTAATCCGACAGCAACAAATGAAAACATCTATGTCCCAACACAGGATGATGCAAAGATCTCTCTGGGTCCTGTTTCAGCACAGAAAGTTGTAAATGTTACCAAGGGTACATCGACAATTATTGATTTCCCCGAGGGAACTGGTAGTCCTTTTGATGTGGGTGATACTGTATCACTGACGGCACCTAGCCAATCTGCATTTGATTTCACCCATCAAACAGTAACTGGGGTTAATAGATCAGCTGGTGTTGGAGGATACTTCGACACTAGAATCACTATAAGTTATAACTCCTCTGGAGTATCTGGAACATTCTCTGATTCTAATGCAACATTGAGAAAGTCTTTCAAAGTTGCAGTTAAGACTGAATCCGGTACTGGCAAGGCATACATCCAACAAGTACAAGCATCCTGAGAACAATGAAACTAATCAGAGAAGAAATCGAAACAGTTGATTTTATCGTTGAAGAAAAAAACGGTAAGAAGAATATGTTCATTGAGGGAATCTTCCTTCAAGGAGATATCTGTAATAGAAATGGAAGAATGTATCAGATGGACACCTTGAGAAAGGAAGTCCAAAGGTATAATGAAAACCATATTCAAGCGGGTAGAGCCCTTGGAGAACTTGGACACCCAGATGGTCCAACTGTTAATCTGGATCGCGTCAGCCACAAAATTGTGTCACTCAAGGAGAGTGGTACAAACTTTATTGGTAAGGCAAAAATCCTTTCAACTCCAATGGGTAAGATCGCTGAATCTCTCATTGGCGAAGGAGTCAAACTGGGTGTTTCTTCTAGAGGTATCGGATCTCTGATGCAAACCAAAGAAGGTGTCAATGTTGTTGGATCTGACTTTATGTTAGCTACTGCAGCTGACATTGTAGCCGACCCCTCTGCACCTGATGCTTTCGTAGAAGGTATCATGGAAGGTAAAGAGTGGATCTGGGATGGTGGTATTTTGAGAGAATCAAGAGCTGCCAAGACATACAAAACTATCAACACTTTGGTTGATCAAAATCAACTTGACGAGCAGAAGCTTGGATTGTTTAACAATTTCTTAAACAATCTTTGAAAAAAGTTGAAATACCTAAATTATAAATAAATATAGATTAAAAAAGGTTAATCGGAGTAACTAACAATGTCTCTTGGAGATTTACAAGAAATGGAGCAATCTAAAACTGCTGTGAACGCTAACGCAAAAGCTGCTGAGCCTATGCCAAAGCTTTCCAGCCCAGGCGATGGTCTGTCAACTTCTTATGAGGATCTTGGTGGTCCTACCCCTGAGAATTATGCCCCAGATAACGATTCTGCAAAGCTCAAAGAGCCTAAGATCGCTACTGTTAATGATATAGTTAATAGGGGTGCTAAGGCCGCTGATTCTATGAAGAAACTAGCCAAAGAAGAAGCCGGAACTGAAGTCGAAGAGGAAGTCCTGGAAGAAGATCAGGTTGTTTCCGAAGACGAAGTTACTGAGGAAATCGACATTGAAGAGGATGTAAATGCTCTTCTCGGTGGCGAAGAACTTTCCGAAGAATTCAAAGAGAAGGCGAGAGTCATCTTTGAAGCCGCATTAACCTCTAAAATCAAAGAAATCCAGGAATCCCTGGAACTCCAGCACGCCGAGCGTCTGGAAGAGGAAAGAGAAGCCCTTAAGGGAACTCTTACCGAAAGAGTTGACGCATATCTTGAGTATGTCTGCCAAGAGTGGATGACTGAGAATGAGTTGGCTATCGATCATGGTCTTAAGACTGAAATGACAGAATCCTTCCTCACTGGTATGAAGGGTCTTTTTGAAGAACATTATGTAACTATTCCTGAAGAAAAATATGATGTACTTGAGAACATGGTAGAGAAACTTGACGATATGGAGACAAAACTCAACGAGCAAATCGACAAGAACATCGGTCTGAATAAGAGACTCGCCGAGTCTACTGCAGATGTTATTCTTGATCGTATCTCTGAAGGTCTCGCCGAGACTCAGAAAGAGAAGCTTGCTTCACTCGCGGAAAGCGTGGAGTTTGAAAGTGAAGAAGAATATCGTGAAAAGCTGGAAACCCTGAGGGAATCGTATTTCTCCAAGGCTCCTGCTGCAAAATCTGAAGCACCTCAAACATTGTCTGAGAGTGTTGATTCAACACCCGCTCCTGTTGCAACCAACATGGAAGCATATCTCAGAAGCATGGGTGCCTTCAAAAAGTGAACTTAACATTCATTCAAACCCAATCCTATTAAGTAAAGCAAATGTTTCAATCCGAACATCTGCAGGAAAAGTGGAGTCCACTTCTCGATTACGAAGGTCTTGATCCAATCAAGGATTCACATCGTAGAAGCGTAACCGCAGTCCTGCTCGAAAACCAAGAAAAATTCCTCCGCGAGGAAGCAGCATTCTCTTCAGGTATGAACCTGATGGAAACCCCTACCAACGCAGCTAATGCGGCTGGTGCAAGTGGTGGTTTCGGTGGTAGCTCTGCACCCGCTGGTCCTACTGCTGGTTTCGACCCCGTTCTGATCTCCTTGATCAGACGCGCAATGCCTAACCTGGTCGCATATGACCTGGCTGGCGTTCAACCCATGAGTGGTCCTACTGGCCTGATCTTCGCAATGAGATCACGCTACACCAACCAGTCTGGTGACGAGGCATTCTACAACGAAGCCGACACCGCCTTCTCTGGTCAGGATGACGGTATGAACCTCACCGCTGGCATGTCTGATGTCAACGCTGGTCTGGGTACTACTTCACAGACTGGTGATAACCCCTCTATCCTCAACCCCGTTGGTACCGCCACCTCCACGTCATATGACGTAGGTCAGGGTATGGTTACTGGTGATTCTGAGAACCTGGGCAATGGTACTGGCGATCAGTTCAACCAAATGGCCTTCTCGATTGAGAAAGTCACCGTTACTGCTAAGTCCAGAGCTCTGAAAGCTGAGTACTCACTGGAACTGGCACAAGACCTTAAGGCTATTCACGGCCTTAACGCTGAAGCCGAACTGGCTAACATCCTCTCTACTGAAATCCTTGCGGAAATCAACAGAGAAGTTATTCGTACTATCTACAAGACTGCTGAGCAAGGCGCTGTTTCTAACACCGCAACTGCTGGTGTATTCGACCTAGACATCGACAGTAATGGTCGTTGGTCGGTTGAGAAGTTCAAAGGACTTCTGTTCCAAATTGAGAGAGACGCTAACGCGATCGCTCAAAGAACTCGTCGCGGGAAGGGCAACATGCTCCTCTGCTCCGCAGACGTAGCATCCGCTCTGACTATGGCCGGTATCCTCGATTATACCCCAGCCCTCAATGCTAACCTGAACGTTGACGACACTGGCAACACGTTTGCTGGTACCATCAATGGTAAGTTCAGAGTCTACATTGACCCATATTCGGCTAACTTGGCTTCTGCCAACACTGCTACCAACGGTGGTAATCAGTATTATGTTATCGGCTACAAAGGTTCTTCACCTTATGACGCTGGTCTCTTCTACTGTCCATACGTTCCTCTGCAGATGGTTCGTGCAGTTGGAGAAAATACTTTCCAACCAAAAATCGGCTTCAAAACGCGCTACGGCATCGTTGCGAACCCCTTTGCACAAGGAACAACCGCAGGTCTTGGCGCTCTTACAGTCAACAGCAACCGCTACTACAGACGCGTTGCAGTCAAAAACCTTATGTAGGCCTCGGCTTCATCAGATTATCAAGGGCCCCTTCACAGGGGTCTTTTTTTTGTCTATAAATATCTACACTGACTATTCAAGAAGCAATGGCTAAGATCGAAACCCTAGAAACAAAAGTAGCAGCTCTAGAAGGTTCTTGATATGTCAGCAATACAACCACTTTCAGCACAAATTACTGACAGGAATTTCCTGCAGGCCAATGGGTTCAGTTTTACTATAAACCGAGCTCCTACTGTTGGTTTTTATGGTAATGCAATTAATGTACCTGGTTTCACATTACCAGCTGCAATTCAACCAACATACCTCAAGATGATTCCAAGACCTGGTGATGTCATGGAGTTTAATGATTTGAGAATTAGATTTCTAGTTGATGCAGGACTTGAGAACTATATGGAGATCCAGAACTGGATGAGGGGTATTGGATTCCCAGAAAGTCTTCAGGAGATTTATGAGTGGCAAGATTCTAGTCCAGTCAAACATGAACAGAAAAACATTATCGAGTCATTGTACTCTGATGCAACATTAACAATTTTAAGTGGGATATTAAAACCAGTATTTAGTGTGAGGTTTAAAGATTGTTGGCCCCATAGTCTATCTGACCTTAATTTTGATTCACAACAATCTGATGTAGAATACTTGACAGCAGAAGTGGTTTTCAAGTATAGTGTATATGGAATAACTGACGCTGGTTGTTGCTAAATGATTGACCTCCCTACATTACAGGGGATGTGGGAAAAAGATTCTAAGATTGATATTGATAACCTTCACACGGAATCATTAAATATTCCTATTCTCCATGCCAAATACTATGATATCTACAACAACTTTATGTTGTTGAGAAAGAAGGCAGAACAACAAAAGAAAAATGTAAGACACGAAAGGTATGAATACTATTCGGGTAAAGCAGACCCGGATGTTTATATCGAGAACCCCTTTCCTAAGAAGATAAGAGATAAAGATACTATGAATAAGTATCTCGATGCGGATGAGAGATTGTCCAATTTATCGATGAAGATCGAGTATTATGATGTTATATTGAGATATATAGAAGAAATCTTGAAACAAATTACCAATAGGACTTATCAGATTAAAAATAGTATTGAGTTTATGAGGTTTAATTCGGGATTAGGATAATGCAAGAGGATAGACCCTACGTAGAGATAGACCTAGACATTACTGATGTTTTCCTTCTCTATAACTCTGTCAAATTTCATTATGAGAAATGGCCAGGAGGTCATCCTGACGAACAAGTCAGACTTGGATATATGAAGGATTTTTTGTATAGAATCGTATTAGAAGATAAGTTTCAGAACAGGTAATAAATATGTGTAGGGAAACCTATATGTATGGCAGAGTTGATTATTGAAAAGGTAAATGAGGTGTATCTAAAGATCACTTCTGAACCTCATGTAGAATATGAATTGCGTGATCGATTTACTTTTGAAATCGAGAACAAGAAGTTTATGCCGCAGTATCGTAGCAGGCATTGGAATGGAGAAATTCATCTCTACAATATGAAGACAAAGCGTATCTACTGTGGTCTGTTAGACAAGGTAGTTGCGTTTGCAGAAAGTGCTGGTTACAGCTATAAGTTTTTAAATAATAAATTCTATGGACCACCCTTTGAAGTCAATGAACTGATTAGTAAAGGTGGTGTAAAGGATTACATGGAAGCTATTGCCCCTGGTATCAAACCTCGGGACTATCAGATTGATGGTGTCTATGATGCATTAAGATACAATCGTAAGTTATTGATATCCCCTACTGGGTCTGGTAAGTCTTTTATGATTTACTCGGTCGTGCGATATCATGTTGCTAAGGGTAGAAAGATTTTACTCGTTGTGCCAACTACCTCACTGGTTGAGCAAATGTATAAAGATTTTGAAGACTACTCCTGGAACCCTTCCGAACACTGCCATCGCATTTATGCTGGTAGAGATAGAACAAATACTAACGAAGTAACAATAACTACATGGCAAAGTATTTACGAATTAGATAGAAAGTTTTTTGAACCTTACGATGTCGTTATAGGGGATGAGGCACATTTATTTAAGAGCCGCAGCCTTATTGGTATCATGGATAAGTTACATCATGCCAAGTATAGATATGGCTTTACTGGAACATTAGACGGCTCACAGACCCATAAGTGGGTGTTAGAGGGATTGTTTGGACCTTCATACAAAGTTACTCAAACCAAGAAATTACAAGATGAGGGGCACTTAGCCACGCTTGATATTCAGTGTCTAGTTCTCAAGTACAAACCAAAGAAGTTTGATACTTATGAGGATGAGATACAGTTCCTTATTGGTCATGAGAAGAGGAACAATTTTATTACCAATCTGGTTACAGACCTCAAGGGCAATAGTCTAGTGTTGTACTCCAGAGTAGAAGCTCATGGTGCTATACTTTACGACTTAATAAATAAAAAGGTAAGTGAAAACCGGAAAGTATTCTTTATTCATGGTGGTGTGGATGCCGAGGATAGAGAACAAGTAAGGGAGATTACTGAACAAGAAACAGACGCTATCATCGTTGCATCTTACGGAACCTTCAGTACCGGTATTAATATTAAAAACCTTCATAACGTAATATTTGCCTCTCCATCAAAATCTAGAGTTAGAAACTTACAGAGCATTGGTAGAGTCCTACGTAAAGGCAAAGATAAGGTTAGTGCAAAACTTTATGATATTGCTGATGACCTTACCATTGGGTCAAGAAAAAACTATACATTAAATCATTTTATTGAACGTGTAAAAATTTATGTATCAGAACAATTTGATTATGATATTTTTACTATTGATATAAAAGACTAATAAAAGAGAAAATGAGACAAACTAAATTTGATAAGAAACATACTAGCCAGGAAAGAAAAAATATGAGTGACGCATATAAGGGTATTAGGATACCTAAAAGTGAAGTTATAAAGTTATGGTGGAAGAAACGTAAGGAGGAACAATTAAATGGGAATTGAAGATGACTTTTATGCAACAATCAAACTCAAGTGTGGTGATGAAATCTTTGCTAAGGTAGCAGCATCTGATGAAGATGATAGAACAATGCTTTTAATATCAAATCCTATACAAATACAACCTGTTAAAAATAGAGGTTTAATTACTGGTTATAAGTTTGAACCTTGGTTAAAGACTTCTCAAGAAGATTTGTTTGTAATTAATTTAGATGATGTTCTCACTATGTCTGAATCAGAGAACATAGAGATGATTACGAACTATCAGGATTATATTAGAAAATCGAATCAAGGTAACTTCCATAAACTAGATAGGAAGATGGGATACCTAGGAAATGTTAGAGACACCAAGGAGGTTCTGGAGAAACTTTATAAGTCTTCTTAAAGACCTTATAGTATCCTTATCTTCGGGGACAAGCCTAGTCTATACGATATTTGATACCTTGTCAACTATTGAATTTTGTGTTATAATAAAAACAACAAAAAATACCATTATGCCCAAACCCAGAAATGCTGAACACTATGTGAATAACAAAGAGTTCCTTAATGCTCTTGAGAATTATTTTGCACAAGTAGAAACAGCAAAACTTAATGATAAGCCTAAACCACAGATCCCTAGGTATATTGGTGAGTGTTTTTTGAAGATTGCAAACCACCTATCATATAAACCAAACTTTGTGAACTACATGTTCAAAGATGATATGATTTGTGATGGTATTGAAAACTGTGTAAGATACGTTCATAATTTTAGTCCAGAAAAGTCAAAGAATCCATTTGCATACTTTACCCAGATTATCTACTATGCATTCTTGAGGCGTATTTCTCAAGAGAAGAAGCAACTTGAAATTAAGAATAAGATCCTTGAGAGAACTGACTTTGATGAGGTGTTTGATGCAAATGATCTTGATATTGGTAATTTCTCAGAGTATAACTCAATTAAGGACGCAGTTCATCAAAAGCTGAGAGGTAATTAATACTTGGAGAAGTAGAATGCGCGTAGCTATAATTGCAGACACACATTTTGGCGCCAGGAAGGGTTCTAAACTTTTTCATGATTACTTTCGACAATTTTACGAAGATGTCTTCTTTCCTACTATAGAAAGAGAAGGTATCGATACTGTCATTCATATGGGCGATGTTTTTGACAGTAGAAAAGGTATTGAATTTAAATCACTGAAGTGGTCAAAGAAAGTTGTGTTTGATCCTCTTATAGAGAAGGGTATCACTATGCACCTTATGGTTGGTAACCATGATGCATACTATAAAAACACAAACACTATTAACGCTGTTGATCTTCTTCTGCAAGAATATGATAATGTTAAAATTTATTCTTCTCCCACAGAAGTATCTGTAGGTGGTCTCCCCATTTTATTCATTCCTTGGATCAATGAGGAAAACCAGAAAGAAACAAATAGTATCATCCAAAAGACAAAGTGTTCAGTTGCAATGGGACACCTTGAACTCAACGGATTCGTTGCAACTCCAGGTCACATCATGGAGCATGGCCATGATGCAAGAAGCTTCAATAAGTTTGCCAAAGTGTTTTCGGGCCATTACCACTCTAGATCCGACAATGGGACAGTTTATTATCTTGGCAATCCTTATGAAATGTTCTGGAATGATGCTGAAAGTGTTAGAGGCTTCCATATTTTTGATACTGAGTCCCTGGAACATATAGCAGTAAATAACCCATACAGATTGTTCTACAAAATCTTCTACGAGGATACTGACCATCAAACATTCAATACTACAGAGTATGAAAATAAGATTGTCAAACTCATCGTAAAGAAAAAGACTGACACTAAGAAGTTTGAGAAGTTTATTGATAAACTTTATACATCTGGTGTTGCTGACCTCAAGATTGTAGAGAATTTTCAGTTGATGGACACTGAAGATTTTGAGGCTGAAGAGTCGGAAGATACAATGTCTATCCTCAATAGATATATTGATGAGACGGAGACAGAGTTAAATAAAACAGTTATTCAGTCTCTGATTAAAGACATATATCAAGAGGCATGTGAGGTTGTCTGATGTATATCATCACAGTTTCGGGAAAGGAAAAGGAGGGAGCATACTCTGTTGTTGATGGTAACGGAGAACAGGTTCTATACATCTTCTGTGAAGAGGATGATGCCGAGAGATACGCACTACAACTGGAAGAACTTGACTATCCAGAGATGAATGTGTTAGAAGTAGAAGACGAGATAATGATCAAGACCTGTGAGATGCATGACCATAGGTATACTGTTATTACAACTGATGACATTGTGATTCCACCAGACCAAGATGATAATTTTTAAAAAGATTGCCTGGTGTAACTTCTTGAGCACCGGGAACCACATGACAACGGTTGACCTAGACAAGGAACAGACTACCCTGATCATCGGATCAAACGGTGCGGGTAAGTCTACAATTCTTGATGCTTTGACCTTTGTTTTATACGGTAAGTCATTCCGTAAGATTAACAAGGCGCAGTTGATAAACTCTACCAATGATAAGGGTTGTCTAGTTGATATAGAATTTGATGTAAATTCTGTCAACTGGAAGATCAAACGTGGAATCAAACCAAATATTTTCAAACTGTATCGTAATGATGAAGAATTAGATCAGTCTCACTCCGCTCTGGATCAACAGAAGTGGTTGGAACAGAATGTTCTTAAGATGAATTATAAGTCATTCACACAGATTGTGATCCTTGGTTCGTCTACATTTGTACCCTTTATGCAACTCCCAGTAGCATCACGTAGGGAAGTTGTGGAGGATTTGTTGGATATAAAAATCTTCTCTTCCATGAATGATGTAATTAAGGGTAAGATTAGAAAGATTCGTGAAGAGGTAAAGACTCTAGAACTTAAGAAAGAGAGTCTAAAAGATAAAGTTGATATGCAAAAAGACTTTATTGATAAGAATGAGATGCAAAGTAAGGGTGATATCAGTGACAAATTAGATAAGATTGAAAAACTGAATACAAATGTTCAGACATGTTTTGATGATAGTGCAAAACAAGAAAATAAACTACTTGGTCTTAGAGAGCAACTACAGGATGTAGAGAATTCATCAGAAAGATTGAGAGAGTTTGGTAATATAAAAGGTAAATTGTCTCAACGTATACAAACTATTGTTAAAGAACATAAATTTTTTACCGAAAATACGGTTTGTCCTACCTGCGAACAGGATATTGAAGAATCCTTTCGATTAAATAGAATCAGTGACTCTCAAAATAAAGCAGAAGAATTGCGTGAAGGGTTTAACCAACTCCAATCCGCAATTGAAAAGGAAGAGTTGAGAGAATCACAATTTAAACAACTGTCCTCACAAATTTCAAACACACTTAATGGCATCTCTTCTTTCAATGTACAGATTACTGGTTTTCAACGACAGATCGGTGGACTTGAATCGGAAATTCAAACTATTACCAACCAGATCAAAAACAGAAATATTGAACATGAAAAGTTAGATACATTAAGAACCAGTCTAGATCAGACCTATGATGATCTGGTAAAGCGTAAAGATGATATTTCTTACCACGATTTCATCTATGGTCTTCTTAAGGATGGTGGCGTAAAGTCGAAGATCATCAAGAAGTATCTTCCATTGATTAACCAACAGGTTAATAAGTATCTACAGAAGATGGACTTCTATATTAATTTTAAACTGGATGAGGAGTTCAACGAAACTGTTGAGTCTCCTATCCATGAGGATTTCTCCTACGCATCTTTCAGTGAAGGAGAGAAGATGCGGATTGACCTGTCACTCCTATTCACCTGGAGGGAGATTGCTCGTGTCAAGAACTCTGTCAATACCAATCTTCTTATTATGGACGAGGTATTTGATAGTTCATTAGATGGTTTTGGTACTGATGAGTTCCTTAAAATTATTAGATATATAATAAAAGATGCTAATATCTTCGTTATTAGTCACAAGACTGGTATGGAGGACAAGTTTGAAGATGTTGTCAAATTTGAAAAGCATAAAGGATTCTCTAGAAAACTCTAATGACTAAGTATATAAAATTTATTGGTCTGATTAGTTTCTTCGTTCTTCTGGGTGGAGGAATTATTCACGGTCAGTTCCATTCATATAACAGTACTATCCCTCACGTTCATCCTGAGGCTGGTACTATTCATCTCCATTAATTACAGTTTTACAAATGTTAGTAAAGTAACACAAAGTTCCCTATATAATGTAGTGATATGGAGAACATTATGAAAGACCTTTTATCACGGAACGAACTAGCATCTTGGAAGTGGGATGAAAAAACCGCTACTGAGGAACCAACCGATCAAGTCACAGATTACTTCCAATGCATTTCGGATTGTGAGATTATAGATAGTACAGCAAGGAGGTTTTGCCGTCACATTCTTACAGATACTTAAGTAAATCCTACAAGGAGAAAACTGATTAAAGACCCCCCAATGCTTCTCGCCTTGGGGGGTTTAGTTTCTATATAATGGACAGCTGACAAACTGGCTGACCCATCCCCCAAACCGTTCCCACGGGATGTATTATAGCTATATTGAGACCAGAATACCACATGATCAACTACCAGATCAAGTCACAACTCGCTAAGCTCCTTGCCACAGAGGACCTGGTAGTGGAGAACCGTACAGTCGAAACCGCACAGTTTGATGTAGAGAGACGTGTCCTGACACTTCCTATGTGGAAGTTGGCATCTAATGACGTATATAATATGCTTGTGGGTCACGAAGTTGGTCACGCTCTTTATACTCCTAATGACTGGACCTGGGAAGATCGTATTCCCAAACAGTTTGTTAATGTGGTTGAGGATGCACGGATTGAGAAACTGATGAAACGTCGGTATCCCGGTCTAGCAAAAGACTTCTACAAGGGTTATGAAGAACTTGCTGAAGATGACTTCTTTGATATTGAGGAAAGAGATGTTAGTAATATGAATCTGGCTGACCGTGCTAATCTTTACTTTAAGATTGGTAGGTTTGTTGATATTCCTGTTCATGATAAGAAGGAACAGGATATTCTCGATATGATGAGAGAGTCTGAAACTTTCAGTGATACCGTGATGGTTGCTGAGGCTCTTTACAAATATTGTAAAGATGAGCATGATAAAGAGAAGGTTGCTGATATTCCCGCTAGTAGTAATCAAACTGGTTCTGGTGAGGGTGAATCCCAACCCCAGTCTAATCAAGATGATGGTAATGAAGAGGGTTCGTCTATTGAGAGTGACTCCGACACTTCTGGTGGGTATTCTCAACATACTGATCCATCCAATTCATTGGAGGTTCAGACTGATAATGCCTTTGAACAGGGAGCTCAAGAGTTCAATGGTGATATCTCTAGAGGTAGTAGACTTTCTAATTATGTTGAAGTCCCTAGGATTAATATTCCCCAGATTGTTGTTACCAATAAGAAAATTCATGAGGAACTAGAAACTTCTTGGTACGAACAACAGAATCCTCAAGAATACTATTGTCCTTATAGTGAGAAGAAAAAACTCACTAAACCCAAAAACTTCGATAATGTTAACAATACTTACAATGAGTTTAAGAAGTCTGCTAGTAAAGAGGTTAACTATCTTGTAAAGGAGTTTGAGTGTAAGAAGTCTGCAGATTCATATTCACGTTCATTCACTTCTAAGACTGGGACTCTTGATTGTTCTAAACTTCATACCTACAAGTATAACGAAGATCTATTTAAGAAGGTCAATGTAATTCCTGAAGGTAAGAATCATGGTCTTATCTTTATCCTTGACTGGTCAGGTTCGATGGGTGACAGTCTACTCGACACCATCAAACAACTCTTTAATCTTGTTTGGTTTTGTGACAAAGTAAACATTCCATTTGATGTCTATACTTTCACTAATAGATACCTAAAGGATCAATGCAGATATGTTGATAAATGGGAAGACTCTGAAGTACAAGAATGTATTGAGAATCAGTTTATGATTTCTCCTGACTTCAGTCTCATGCACTTCCTTACGAGTGATGTGAACAAGAGAACTCTTGACAACCAACTGAAGAACATCTTTCGTGTGGCCTTTAGTATTACTCAGTGGAGTGACTTTAGTTTCCCTAGTCAATATTCACTATCGGGAACACCCCTCAACGAAGCCATTATTTGTCTCCATGAATTGATTCCTCAGTTTCAAAAGAGGAATAAGGTTCAGAAGGTTAATACAATTATTCTAACTGATGGTGAAGCAAATGTTCTCCCATTCTTCAAACTGAATAATTATTATGGTGACGATCGTATGGGAACATGTCGTGTCTATGCTGGTGACTTTGTTCGTAATCGTAAGACCGGACACACTTATCAGATTGGCCACGATTATTGGAGGTTTACTGAGATTCTTTTGAAAAATCTCAAACAAACTTTTCCTGATGTTAATACCATCGGCATCCGTATCGCTAACAATAGCGACTTCAAAGGATTTGTCCGTCGTTACTCGGACACTATTACCGACGATGCTTACAAGAAGATTAAAAAGGAGAAGTTTGTTGCTCTGAAGTCCGCTGGATATACCTCATACTTTGGTATGTTGACCTCTGCACTTGGTAATGATACTGATTTTGATGTTGAGTCTGGTTCAACGAAGGCCCAGATTAAGTCTGCCTTTGTTAAGAATCTTAACTCTAAGTCTCTAAATAGAAAGGTATTGAGTCAGTTTGTGGATATTATTAGTTGACCACTTGAGAAACTGTCACAACGACCACCACGCAGGGGTGGTTTTGTCCTATAATATTGTTATTGAAACACACAACACACATGGCACTGTCCTTAGAATACATCACTTCTTCTCTCAGTAACTTGTATGGAACTGAGGTTGTTACTGCCGACATTCGTGCATGGTGCGTCATGAACGACACCACATATAATACCGTCACTCGTAAGCTGGAAGAATTTAAAGTCGGTCGTGGTAAGTGGAACTTTACTGTCCAAGACAAACTGGAACAAGACTATAAAGCACCAGCAGCTCTTCCTGTAATCGAACAAAACCTTATCCCTTCAAAAGATGATACCTTCGTCAAGTTTGGTAACTATGCGGATATTAAAAAGATTATTCAGTCCCGTTTATTCTATCCTGCGTTTATTACAGGTCTTTCTGGAAACGGTAAGACCTTCCTGGTTGAACAGGCCTGTGCAGCACTCAAACGGGAATTAATTCGTGTCAACATCACAATCGAAACCGACGAAGACGACCTTATTGGTGGGTTTCGCCTTATTGATGGTAATACTGTATGGCATAATGGGCCAGTTATTGAAGCATTGGAAAGGGGAGCTGTCCTCCTTTTAGATGAGGTTGATCTGGCTTCTAATAAGATTCTTTGTCTTCAGTCTATCCTTGAAGGTAAGGGTGTCTTCCTCAAAAAGATTGGTAAGTTTGTCCAGCCCAAGGACGGTTTTAATGTCATTGCTACCGCCAATACCAAAGGTAAGGGTTCAGAAGACGGTAGGTTCATTGGTACTAATGTTCTCAACGAAGCATTTCTTGAGCGTTTTTGTGTAACCTTTGAACAGTCTTATCCGAATTCTTCAACCGAGATTAAAATTCTTTCTTCAAGTTGTAGCGACCAAGAATTTTGTAAGCACTTGGTTGACTGGGCAGATATCATTCGTAAGACTTTTTATGATGGTGGTATCGATGAGATAATTTCCACCCGTCGTCTGGTTCATATCGTTCGTGCTTATTCTATCTTTAGTAATAAGGCCAAAGCACTTGAGGTTTGTATCAACCGATTTGATGAAGAAACCAAGTCTGCATTTATGGAGTTATATGACAAAGTAGATGTTGATTTCCAAATGGTTGACAAAGAGTCTACGACGGTGGTAAAATGAACTCATGGTCCCTATTGTATGATTATATGAATGAACTACCTAAAGAGGGGTATGAATATACCCCTCTTCCCCACAATGACGCAATTGATTTGAATATTAGTAATACGAGTGGTTTTTGGAGATATGAAGAGGATGTAATCCTCAAAGAAGTACGTGACTATCTGAGCGGCACGTACAGAGCACATTATGCAGGAGACGGTAAAACTCAGACACTTGACTTGATTAATAGTATTGGTGACGCAGAACCATTCTGTCGATCCACCGCTATCAAGTATCTCTCACGGTTTGGTAAGAAGGGCGGCAAGTCTAGACTTGACATTCTCAAAGCCATTCATTATTGTATTCTCCTGTACCACTTCTCTGGTATCACTAAGCAACCAAAGGGTGACTACGAAACATTTAACTGATTCTATAGGACTTGGTTTCCTTTTACAACACATCTCATCTACTTCAATATTATGAAATTATCAGACAGCACTGTATTACTTCTGAAGAACTTCTCTTCTATCAACCAATCTATCTTGTTCAAGGAAGGTCAGAAGCTCCGGAGTATTTCTGTCATGAAGAATATCTTGGTTGAAGCCAATGTGCCTGAAGAATTCCCTAAAGACTTTGGTATCTATGATCTGAACCAGTTCCTTAACGGTCTGTCCCTCCACTCTTCACCTGACCTTGATTTTCAGAATGATCAGTTCGTTGTGATTAAAGAAGGTCGTTCTCGATCCAAGTATTTCTTTGCAGACCCATCTGTAATTGTTGCACCACCTGAGAAAGAAATTACTCTTCCCTCTGAGGATGTATGCTTCCAACTGACCAGTCAGCAACTGGAGAAACTGAAGAAGGCTGCATCTGTATATCAACTTCCCGATATCTCCGTTATTGGTGATAATGGTGTAATCAAGTTGGTTGCTCGTGACAAGAAGAACGATACCTCTAATGATTTCTCTATTATTGTTGGCGATACTGACAATGAGTTTGTCTTCAACTTTAAAGAGGAGAATCTGAAGATTGTTCCTGGCAACTATGATGTGGTTGTATCAGAAAAACTTCTGTCTCGTTTCTCGAATCAGAATATTGACGTTACTTATTACATTGCTTTGGAGCCCGATTCTACTTTTGGATGATGTTCCTATGAGAATAAGTAGTTGTCTCTATCATAATACATATCATAGAGGGGACTAAATCAATAGGGGGGGATTAATCCCTTTTTCATTTTAACATATTATAGGAGGATTCCTTAAGACCATGACTATTTTGGATAAAATTCGCAGTGCATTTATGATTACTGCGCCAGAACTACCAACACCAGAGGAAACATTTATCGCAGGTATTGTAGATAAAGGTTTCTATTATAATGCTGAGTTAAGTGACACTACAGGTGATAGATGGACACGTAAGTGGATAACAGAACATGGACATGATTCGATTTTAGAGGTATATTGTAGGGAGATGGATTCTCGCTGGTTGCAACAAATGGTAAGCACAAATGGCGAGGTATTTTATGAAGAGAGGGTAACAATTGATGAGACAGATTGATATTATGGGCAGGATTATAGGATCATTTCTTGTAATCATTGCCTATTTTATTATTCTCCATGTAAACACTACTATCGGTGTTGGTGCTCAAATGATAGGAGATTGTATATCGATTCCTTACTTTATAAGGACAAAATCTTGGGATGTTGTTACTATGATATCATTTCTATTAGTAATCTCTCTATCACATTTATATGGATTTACCTTTGGATAAGAAGAAGGATTATGATGGTCCCCTCTATGCGCCTTGGTGGAAAGTAGAAAAGGGGAGAAAACGGTTTCAAGAGTGGTTAAATGAAAGGAGAAGAAATGTGAGTAATTATCTTATCATTGAAGAAAATCTACCAAAGAAAGATGTAGATTGTATCTATCGTCTGATAGATCGATTTGGAGACTGGGAAGATGGAAATGTAACTTATACTGGTGAAAAAGAAAATAAAGTAAATCAACAACTTAGAATTAATGATGATGTAAAACGTCAGTTATCGGACATTGTTTTTACACAAGTTGATAATAAAAATGAGTTCTATATTTTTACTGCTGCAAAGTCTAGTGAACTTCCAATGGTAACCCGAACTTCTGTTGGTGGTTACTATCGTCCCCATCATGACAATCCTGACCTGGGTGATTACAGTACAACGATATTCTTAAATGATGATTACGAGGGAGGAGAACTTTGTCTATGGTTCGATGGTAAAGAGAAAAAATTTAAACTTCCGGCAGGTAGTTCAGTCACCTATAGGACTGGAACACCACATCGGGTAAATGAAGTGACGAAAGGTCATAGGGATGTTATTGTATTCTGGACTCGCACTAAGATAAAGGATCCCTTTATGATGGATCTATATCGGGGATTATCGCATGCCCTTGACAATATTGATGAACCAAAATATCATACTCTATATGATACATCAACCTGTCCACACTTTATTATTAAATCTCTTAAACATTCTATTTTAAGAAAATCAACTAACTAATTATGAGTCGTAATGAATTTGTCTGGGTTGAATCTTATCGACCTCAGACTATTGAAGATTGTATTCTCCCTGAGGGAATCAAGAATATGTTTAAACAATTTGTAGATAAGGGTGAAGTACCTAATCTACTTTTGTCTGGTCCACCTGGATGTGGTAAAACCACAGTGGCCAAAGCACTTTGTCATGAACTTGGAGTAGATTATTATGTTATCAACGGATCAGATGAAGGACGATTCCTTGATACTGTCAGAAACAATGCGAAAAACTTTGCTTCGACCGTCTCACTTTCGTCAGATTCTAAACACAAAGTCATTATCATTGACGAAGCTGACAACACAACCCCGGATGTTCAACTCTGCCTACGGGCGTTTACTGAGGAGTTCATTGGTAATTGTAGATTCATCTTCACTTGCAACTATAAAAATAAGATCATTGCTCCCCTCCACTCCCGATGTGCAGTCATCGACTTTGCCATTAAGGGAAAAGAGAGACAGGGAGTTGCAGGTCAGTTCTTCAAACGTCTCCAAGAAATCTTGGCTGCAGAAAGTGTTGAATATGATAACAAGGTCCTGGTCGAACTTATTCAGAAACACTTCCCCGACTGGAGACGTGTCCTAAATGAGTTACAACGATACTCTGTCAGTGGTAAGATTGACACCGGTATCCTTGCAGCATTCTCTAATGTTAAAACAGATGAACTCTTCAAACAACTCAAAGCAAAAGACTTCCCAAAGGTACGTAAGTGGGTGGTCGATAATCTTGACAACGATCCTAACGTCTTGCTTCGCAGCATATACGATTCTGTATATACAAAATTGGATGGTTCAGGGATTGCTGCTGCTGTTCTCATTATTGCTAAGTATCAGTATCAGAGTTCTTTCGTCGCGGACCAAGAAATAAATATGTTGGCTTGTCTAACTGAAATTATGATTGAGTGTAACTTTAAATGATTAAACAAATTAAATCAAATTGGTATTATGTATTCTGGGGCATTGCAACTGTCTCAGTAGTGGTAGGGCAAGTTTATGTCGGCTCAGGATATCGAGAGGTTAAAAATGAGATTAAGATTGTACGAGAGAGTATAACAGAATTTATTGACAATAGTAGGTCTATCACATTAGAGTACATACACTAACACTGAATTGATTATGGAAGTCAAAGTATTACGAATGAATACCGGTGAAGAGGTAATCTACACCCAAGTAAATGAAACTGATGATTATGTTGAAGTTGAGAATGCTTTAGTCGCTTTACCTAATGCACAGGGTCAGATTGGTTTTTCTCCTTGGTCATATCTTTCTGATGAAGGTCAGACAATCAAAATCTCTAAAGATTATATTGTTTATGTGATCGAAGCAAGAGAGATGGTTGTAGATAACTACAAGAAGATCTTCTCCAAGATTGAAACTCCCAGTAAGAAACTGATTCTGTGATGAGTGAAGAAGAGTTGGAGAAAGAGAGATGTATTGATGATGACTATACTGTTATCAGTCAATTCTATTCAGCAAAGAAAATATTTCCTACACTACCTTTCTATCTTCAGGATGAGACTGGTAGTACATATGAATTTGGGTGGAGTTTGATCTACCAGTATATTGCAAACGTTGATCATTGGTAATGACAGAACTTAAGGATTGGCTCAACTCCATCAACTTTAATAAGGAGAATCTTATTAAAGAAGACTCCACTCTTATCAAGGAGTACCCATCCTTTATTGTCAATAAATGTTTGTCAGGTCACTTGGATTGTGTGTTATTCTCTAATGAAATGAACAAGTATCATTTCTTGGATAAGGATATGCAATATAATTTTTATCTAAATATATTGAGAAAGAAGAAGAGATTTTCTCCTTGGCTACGTAAGGAGAAGGTATCAGACATAGAGTATGTCAAACAATACTATGGTTATAGTAATGAGAAAGCATCTCAAGTTCTGAAAATCTTATCTGATGAACAAATTGATTTTATCAAACAACGACTTGACACTGGTGGTACTAAATGACAAATATTGTTGAGCCTCAGGTTAGTTGGTCTCAGAGCCAGATGGTTGAGATCAAACTTAATGAACCTGATGACTTTCTTAAAGTGAGAGAAACCCTTACACGTATCGGTGTAGCATCCAGAAAAGAAAGGAAACTATATCAGTCTTGTCACATCCTTCATAAGCAAGGTAAGTATTTTATCGTTCACTTCAAAGAGTTGTTTGCCCTTGATGGTAAGTACGCTAATCTTACTATTAACGATGTTCAGCGTAGGAATCGTATTACTAAGCTTCTTGCTGATTGGGGACTCATTACGATAGTCAAAGAAGATGATGTTCTTGACATCGCACCCCTCAACCAGATTAAAGTGTTGTCGTATAAGGATAAGCAAGAGTGGGTGTTAGAGCAGAAGTATAATATTGGTAAGAGAGGTAAATCCGAAGAAGAGGGTTAATGGAACTTAGTAAGCCACTGTGCCATTTAAGATTACACCAATGTCAGTTTTATTGGTGGGATCCCCGTATAGATCCAAGGGAACCGGATTACGATCCAGACTTTGACCCCAGAAAACCGAACAACAATAAGGGGGTTTTCACACCCTCTTATTTGTGCAATCTATTATAATTAGTACATGGATGCCGAAAGGGTCCACACAACACACTCTCGCTTACTAAGGAGAAGTCACATGACTAACTTAACGAAGTACAATGCTGCCAATTTGGACCAGCTATTGGATCGTATGACCAGGAATTCGATTGGAATGGGAGACTATTTCGATCAGGTATTTAACGCAACTACAACAAATTATCCTCCATATAATGTTATCCAAGTGAATGGTAATGAAACACGCTTGGAGATTGCATTAGCAGGATTTAAAAAGGAGGAGGTGCATGCTTACACCGAGTATGGAAAACTTTATGTCGAAGGGAAGAAAGTTTCCAATGAAGAACAGACGTTTATCCATCAGGGACTGGCTCAAAGAGACTTTACAAGAGCCTGGACCCTTGCTGAAGACACTGAAATCTCCAACGTCGTATTTGAAGACGGACTTCTCTCAGTCACCCTCACTAAAGTTGTTCCCGAACACCACCAACGAAGGGAATACCTCTAAATAGAGTATCGTCGTCGCACGACCAGCGGGGCAACTGGCACAATCCAGTTGACGCCCCGTTTTTTTTATGGTATAATTAATCTAGGAAAACTTGTAAACAAATGAGTATCAAATTGCTGCTGCTGAAGTCTGGTGAAGATGTAATAGCAGATGTTTCGGAGATGGTTGTAGAGGAAAAGGTTGTGGGTTACTACCTTAAATACCCTTGTCGCGTTAATCTTTCTGCTACCGTAGAGACTACCGATGGTTCTTCCAGAGTTCCTTCTAAAATTCAACTTCTTCCTTGGATGCCGTTGACTAAAGATAAGACCATACCTGTTGTATCTGACTGGATTGTGACTATTACAGAACCAGTTAACCAATTATTGAATATGTACACTGAAGGAGTTAAGAAGTATGAAACCCCTAAAAATTCTGGTTCTGGAGACGAACTTCAAACTGATAACACAGATTGAAGAAGTATCTACTGAGCTTGGTGAACCTGATTGTAGGTTGATCGAACCATTCATTCTACAGAGTGACGGAACTATGCAACCATGGTTGGTAGATATTACCAGTCAAAACACATTCATGATCCACTCAGATAAGATCTTGACGATTGCGGATCCCAACGGTAAACTAATTGACAAATACGAGACTCTGGTGAAGGAATGAGGTTTTATACGAATGTCCAGGTGGTTGGTAACAACTTCCTGGTGCGTGGTTATGAGAATGGACAAAGTGTAAACTTTAAAGAAGAGTATTCCCCCACACTATTCGTTAAGTCAAAGCGAGAGTCGAAGTATAAAACTCTTGAGGGTGAGAATGTAGAACCTATTCAACCTGGAGGAGTACGTGAGTGTAGAGACTTCTACAGGAAGTATGGTGAGGTAGATAATTTTAAGATTTACGGTAATGACCGTTATGTATTTCAATACATCTCTGACAAATATCCTGAAGATGAGATTAAGTTTGATATCAAGAAGATCAATCTTGTAACAATCGACATCGAGGTTAAATCGGAAGAGGGATTCCCTGATCCGGAAAATTGTGCTGAGGAGTTGTTGGCTATTTCCATTCAGGACTATGCCACCAAACAGATCAAGACCTGGGGCAGAAAGCCTTATACTCCATCACAAGATAACGTAACTTATTATCATTTTGATGATGAGATTGCAATGTTGAATTCATTCTTGTATTGGTGGAACACCAATCCTCCTGAGGTTGTGACTGGTTGGAATTGTCGTCTGTATGATATCCCATATCTTTGTGGTCGTATTGATCGGATCATGGGAACAAAGAAACTTAAACTGATGTCCCCTTGGGGTATTGTTAGCCAAGAAAGTGTGGTTATCATGGGTCGTGAGTTTAATATCTTTGACATTGCTGGTGTTACCACACTGGATTATCTGGAACTGTATAAGAAGTTTACCTATACAAACCGAGAGAGTTATCGACTGGACTATATCGCAGAGGTAGAACTCGGTCAGAAGAAACTGGACCACAGTGAGTTCGATACCTTCAAAGATTTCTATACTGGTAACTGGAAGAAGTTTGTAGACTACAACATCAAGGACGTGGAACTTGTTGACCGGATGGAAGACAAGATGAAACTGATTGAGTTGGCATTGACCATGGCATACGACGCCAAGGTGAACTTTGTTGATGTGATGTTCCAGGTTCGTATGTGGGACACAATCATCTATAACTACCTCAAGAAGAGAGATATTGTTATCCCTCCCCGTGACCGATCGGATAAGGATAAGAGGTATGAAGGTGCCTACGTAAAACAACCAGAACCCGGCGTCTATGACTGGGTGGTGTCTTTTGACCTTAACTCCCTGTATCCGCACCTGATGATGCAGTACAATATTTCTCCGGAGACACTGGTGGAGGAGAAGCATCCATCTGTCACCTGTGACAAGATCCTGGGTAAGGAACTAGACTTTGAGATGTATAAGGACTATGCTGTGTGCGCCAATGGCGCTATGTTCCGTAAAGACATCAAAGGATTCCTACCTAAACTCATGGAGAAGATGTATGCAGAACGTAAGATCTATAAGAAGAAAATGCTCCAGGCCAAACAGGAGTATGAGAAGACACCTACTAAACAACTAGAGAAAGATATTGCAAAATACAATAACTTTCAGATGGCTCGTAAGATCGCACTGAACTCTTGTTATGGTGCTATTGGTAACCAATACTTTAGGTTCTTTAAACTTGCAAATGCTGAAGCTATTACACTTTCGGGACAAACATCTATTCGTTGGATTGAAAATAAGGTAAATGGATATCTGAATAACCTATTAGAAACTAAAGACATTGATTATGTCATTGCATCTGACACTGACTCAATCTATATTAACTTTGGACCTATTGTTGATAAATTCCTTAGTTCTAAGTCTGGTGATAAAACAGCAGTTGTATCCTTACTTAACAAGATATGTGAAGAAAAACTGGAACCATTTATCGACGCGTCGTATCAGGAATTGGCGACTTATGTAAACGCATACGATCAAAAGATGCAGATGAAACGCGAGAACATCGCAGACCGTGGAATCTGGACAGCAAAGAAGAGATACATTCTCAATGTGTGGGATAGTGAAGGGGTAAGATATTCAGAACCTAAACTGAAGATCATGGGTATCGAGGCTGTGAAGTCATCGACTCCTGCACCATGTAGGACCATGATTAAAGATGCCCTTAAGTTAATGATGAACGGAACTGAAGATGATGTGATTAAGTTTATTGAGGATTCGCGCCAAGAGTTCAATAATTTACCACCTGAGGATATTGCATTCCCTAGATCAGTATCCGATGTGAAGAAACATAAGAGTCATTCAACTATCTACGCCAAGGGTTCTCCTATTCATGTTCGTGGTGCTCTTCTATATAATTATTACATTAAAGAGAAGGGACTACAGAACAAGTATTCCTATATCAACAACGGTGAGAAGATTAAGTTCATCTATCTTAAGAAAGCCAACCCCATCAGAGAGAACGTGATTTCATTTATTTCAGAGTTCCCTAGGGAAATAGGTGTTGACAAGTACATCGATTATGAACTACAATTCAACAAAGCTTTCCTTGAGCCCCTTAAGACTATTCTTGATGCGATCGGTTGGAATGTAGAAAAAACAGTAAACCTGGAATCATTTTTTGCCTAATGGATTTACCGATTAACGACAAAGAATTAGCAACATTAGTAAGTGCAATGCGTCTTGGTGGTGATGCTGCACTTTATCAAAAAATGAAAACTATTAAAGAGGTTAGGGATGAAAATCCCGATGGACCCTATAAGAAAATTTTACGTGAACAGTATGGGATGGTATGTTGATGGACTTTTTAAATGACATTGTAAAAGAAATTGGAGATGAGTATACGAAACTGGCGTCTGAAATTGTTGAAGTCGAACAATTCGTTGATACAGGAAGTTATATCTTTAATGGGTTGTGTTCAGGCAGTATATATGGTGGTGTGTCTTCTAATAAGATCACTGCCATTGCTGGAGAAAGTAGCACTGGAAAAACTTTTTTCTCTCTCGCCGTTGTTAAGAACTTTCTTGATACTAACCCCGATGCTTATGTTCTCTATTTTGACACTGAGAATAGCATTACTAGGGCACTTTTAGATAGTCGTAATATTGATACTACTAGATTTGTAGTAATAAATGTAGTGACTATTGAGGAGTTTAGGCAGAAGGCACTTAAGGCAGTTGATAAATATTTACAAATGTCAGAGGATGAACG